GTTGATTTGAACGCACCAAGCAACGTACGGAAGTTGTCCCAACCGCAGAAGATTACGAGGTCAGTCTTAGTCAAGATGGCCTGTGGGATTTGGTTGTAGATGCCGTCGAAGATGGCGATTGCGTTGCTTGTAGTGATACCAACGGACGCAGAAACCGCTCCTGTGTTACCGCTGATGGTAGAACCCGATGCAGCGTTCAACAACTGGTTGACACCTGAAAAGTAGGTGTTGCCCTTCCAAATTGCATTCTCCAACGCTTCTGCGATACGGAGAGCCTTCTGCTCGGAGAAAGCCTGCTCGAAGGGAACACTCTCGTAGTTAGAGCCAGCGGTTAACTGGGTCTGCATCCAGTATTGTTCCAAGGAACGAGGACACAAGGTTTCTTGCACTTTCATACGACCAACGGTGATATTACGCTGGGTGAAGGCAGTCGTTCCTGAAGTGGTGTAACCGCAAGCATCACCGCTCTGCAATTGTGCATCGGTGTCCATGAGGTTGAGAGCAGCAGCGAACTTGATGCCCACCTGCTTGGTGAACAGGGCTGCTGAACGGGCCGAGAACACGGCCTTGGTGATGAGAGGAAGCCTCTCTTGGTCGGTGTAGGAGGTTAATCCTGTGAACGAATATGCCATTGTTAATGGGGGTTTAGGGGTTTAGTTTTTTTTGAGTGATTGGAGTGCTTGTGCGAGTGCGTTGAAGTTCTGCGAGGCTTGAGCCTTGCGCTGCTCAACGATTGCGGAACCGCTTGCTTTTGGGGCTTCGGCTGGGAGTTCGGAAACCTTTTCGACGATGTCGGCCATGGTTTCAACCTGCGATGCGAATGCAGACATTTTCTCTTTCATCTTGCCCATTTCAGCGTATGCTGCTTTGAGTTCGTCCATGATGGCTCCGAGGTGCTTGGCGACGATGGCCTCAACAACTTCGGGGGTCATGGCAGGATAGGCTTCCTTGATTTCTTCGGTTACCTCAACGGCTACTTCGGGGGTGATTTCAGCAGCAACGGGCAAGGCTTCGATTTCGGGGGTTGCTACTTCGGCAGCGATGACCTCAACGATCTTGCCTCCTTCGGTCTTGATCGTGCCAACGCCTTCGACAACATGCTCGCCATCGGGGGCAGGGAGTGTGCCTTCTTCGGCAACAACGTAAACGGCAGTCCCGGCAACGAGGTCCCCGTCAACACGGACAACCGTGCCATCGGTCAACTTGTAGTCAGCGAAGGACTGCTTTTGGGTGCTGAATTTGCGGAGTTCCGTCCGCAGGGATTCGATTGCGTTTTTGAGATTCATAGTTAGTGGGATTTGTAGGTGGGGGTTAATTGTTGCAAAAAAGCGGTAAGTTCATCGGCCAAGCCAGCGAGTGCGACCTCCAGTTCGGATTCGGTTTTGTCCATCCCGAAGAGGCCCTCAACGGAGAAACCCCGGAATAGATTGCGGTTGTCCCAAACTTCGTCGTTCTCTACCTTGAAGGAACCGAACCAAGAGCCGTCGGGTGTGTCCTCGTAGCCCTTGGGTGGCATGATGCCACGCTCGGAGTCGGTGATGTAACTCTCGAACATGAACACGCCATCCAGTTCGGCATTGTGGTAAGCGTTGACGTTGTGCTGGTTGCCCTGCTTGAAATACTTTTGGACTATCTTGCGGATGGTCGCTTTGTCAAACACGACGTAGTACTCCCCGTAGGTTTCGTCCTTGCGAAAGATGGGAGTGTCTGCAAGCATGAGAGGACCCGTGAGGACCCTGCGCTCGCCTGTTTCGGTGAACTTCTGCTTGGCTTTGCTGAAGGCTTGGAATGGCCTTTCGATTGCCGGCATATCGGTCAGGGCCACGAATTGGACCCCTTCATCCACCTCGTCCACGGTCATCCTATAAATGGGTAGTTCCATAGTGGTAAATGTGTTTAGGCTCCAAGAGTTGCAAATTCCTCCAACCTCCGAACCCTGCGAGTGCTTTGGGTGATGTCCCTCTCAACGACATAGGCTCGCATTGGGGATGAACCTTGACCTTGGCCCATTGCAGCACCATCGGTTCCAAGCATGGTCGTTTGAGGGTTGGCAAAGATTGATGCAGGAGCAGCCTCTCCACCGCCACCACCGCCACCAGTTGAGGCAGAGGACGGAACGGATGAAGACGTTGACCTAAATTGTGTTTTGCTAATCGCAGCAACTCTTGCCAAACCAGCAGCAATCGCTATCCCTGCCGCAATCTTGGCTCGAATCGGAGCGGTAACGTCAGGCACGGACAGTTGAGATTTGAACGCCCCTTGAGCAGCAGCGTAGGTGTCAATGATGGCTTGAGCAATACCTGCTGCCTTGTTGACTTGAAACGCTTTCTTTTGTGATGCCTCGGATTGACCTGCAAAGGCGGTTGCCAGTTCGCCTAACGATTGAAAGCCTGCCCTGCTAATATCTACGTTTGACTTGATTACCTCTTCCTGAATCTGCTTCTCGTTATCTGCTCTTTTCTTAGCAATATCATTGGTTACCTTTGCTTGACGGACTCTCCTTGCTGCCTCTTCTCGCATTCCTTTTATTTGCAAATCCTCTTGCTCGGCCTGCCTGTCCAACTCCATTCCGTAGAGTTCAAGGTTGAGGTCTGCAACAAACTTGATAATAGCGTCATTCTCCGACTTTAGACGCTCTAATCGCTTTAGTGTTGCTTCTTTTTGCTTGCGGTCCCTTTCCTCTTCTTTTTTGATTTGTGCGTCCGTGTGCCTCTCGTATGCGTCCCGGTAATTGGATAGGGCTGCTTCTTCACGAAGGGCTGCGTCCTCCCTCGCTTTCGCTGCGATGGCCGGGTCGGGTAGATTCAGGAACCTGCGTACCGCTGCGGTAAGTTTATCCCAGTTCTCAACGAGCAAACCAACTGCAACAATCGCTGCGCCAATACCTGTTGAAATCAAGGCGGTCCTAAATAAACCAAGGCTAACAACACTTCCCTTCAATGTTTTATCATATAGGGCCGTTGCTATCCTATTGGCCGTCATTGAGATAGCCGATTCCTTTTGCAGCAAGGTGCTTACTTGCATGATTCCATTGGCAATAGCCATGGTCGCATTGACCTGCAACATAGCCTTTTGGATGTCCTCGTTTTCCTCGCCAAACAAAGCAGCAGCACCTTGAGCGATTTGGAAACCAGCAGCAACACCTTGAACCGCTTGAGTGAACGCCTCAATATTTTTGGTGTCCGAACCCATGTTCTTGACCCTTTGGCTAACATCGCCAATAGTGTCGGATAGTTCCCCTGCCTCGGCTTCTAACTTCCGAAATTCTTCGGTACTTTCTTTGCCTGCGACTGCAAGGTCAACAAGCGCACGTTGCATCTCACGGAGCCGCTTCTTTGCGGATTCCGCACCTTGACCTGTTGAGTCTTTAAGCCCTACTTCGAGGACGATTTCTTTAGTAACTGCCATTATCCGGGGGTTGGTAATTCAGGGTTGATGGGTGGTTCGTAGTCAGGATCCGCTGGGTCAGGGTCGATAGGTCCGTTCGGTAATCCAGCAGGGTCGCTCGTTATTGGGACGCTCGTTACAGGCACGAACTCTGCAAGGTTGAGAATCCTGCGTAGCGTTACCCGGCAAGGCTTTGCTTCGCCTACGGTGTAGTCCCGAATCTCAAGCAAACGCCAGCGGATGCCGTTGTAATAAATCGGCTTGCGGAAGTCAAGTTGGTAGATGTCCACGCAGTTCAAGAACACCGTCAACTCCAACTGCAAGGCTTCCTTGGAGGTCGTTTCGGTGATGTAATTGAGCCAATACTTGTTGTAAAGGTTGTTGTTCGTGTAGGTGATTGGCGTACCGCTTGCGTTGACCGCATTATAGAAGACCTGCCTCGGAATACCAAAGGCAAGGTCCTCGGTCGGTGCATAGGGGTTGTCAATGTGGCTCACGAATGGAACGTTGGCGACGTATTCACCCGTAGCAAACGAACCGCTCACGCCTGTTTGATAGAACCAAGACGTTGTGCCTTGAGCGATTGAGTTGTATTGTGCTAATCGGTAACCTGTGTTCAACTGCTTGACCGTACCGCTTGCCGTGCTGCCTTCCAAGTCCCAAGCCCTGCCGATGACCTTATCGGTCGTGAACGAACCCGGTATCAGCGTTCCGGCCATGGTTTCGCAGACAAACTCGGATTTGCCGTAGAAGTTCTGCGTCAAGAACTGACGGCCTCCGTACCCTTCCTTCGCAAGTGGATTGCTTGACTTGTAGGTCTTTGATAGGTAATCGCCCATGTCCTTATACTTAAACACAAGCGACTTGTATTGGTTCGGGTCGCCATTGGTGAGCAACTGCTCTTGGTTTTCATCCACCTTCTGCGTCCAGTCAACCACACCGCTGGAGTAGAAGTCCTTGAACGGCTCAATGTATAGGAGTTTAGGGTCCTGTGCATCGGGCATGAAGTAAAGGTTGAACATCTTTTGAAGGTCAACGAGTAGGTCGCTTTGCTTCACGTCAGCAGGCAGAGCGGTCCGCATATCAACGACCCCGATGCTTGCTGGGTTATCAATGCAAGTCCATAAGACTGTGGCTCCTGATAAGATTGTGCCAGCACCTCCAAGGGCAGGTGCAGTAAATACAAAACCTATGTTTGAAGTCGTGTTTGCAGGAATAGTGACATCCTCAAAGACCACTGTCATCTTTTGATTATTGCGAACCGTTATGTCGGTAATGACCGCATTATCGGTTGAATCGGTCAGGTTCCTGACACTCATATTTGCTCGGACGCTTGGAACTGTTGGCGATACGGTTTGAACCGTAAACTCAACGCTTACATTCCAACGGGTCGGAACATTCGGAGCAACGAAAGTGCTGGACGATGCGACCCAGTATCCTGCATTGTCAAAGTAAGGAGCAGGAGTGTCTTTTGAAAATAATACGGTGAAATCCACGTTGTTCGCACCACTCACATTCCCAGTTGACTGCGCAAAGATGTTAGACCCCGAAAGGTTGACAGGTATCGTCCCAGCAGAGTAGGGGATGACCAGTTTCTTGAATAGGGTCGAGTTGAAGAAATTGGATGAATACCGATAGCCTGCCTCGGCAAAGATGAGGTCCACCATCTTCTTGACGTAAATGGATGGCCCCATTTTCCAATAAGGAACCGCAAACCACCCCTGCGTAATTACATCCGTGGCCCCGTAGGAATCCACCAAGCCGTAAACGTAACCGCTTGCACCCGATGCGGTCCAAGTCGCAGAAACATGGGCCGACGTAAAAGTGTGATTCATCCCGGTAACGCCAGCCGTGTTGACGAGCAGGTTGTTTTGGATGTCTTGGAATAGGCTCACGTCCTCGGAGAACAGACCGACTTCGTAAGTTACTTCTCCCTTGGTCTTGCTCATGGAGAGCAACTGCATCGCACCGCTGAATACTTGGACCCCATCCTCCCACATAGCAGCACGAATCTTCTTGTTCGGTTGGAATCCACCGACGAAGGACTGCACGTTGTAGGCAAACTTGAACAGGCTTGCGTTGGTTGTCGTATTAGGCAACTCGATGGTCTTGGAGAACGACCCTCTACGCTTGGTGATGTCGTTTATGTCGTCAATGCTGAACGTGATGGCTATGTCTGTGCCACCCATCGTGTCAACCACATAGGGAACCTCAACATCGGAATCGTTGAGAGGGTAGGCAATCAGCGTGACGCTCATAAAATATTGTTCTTGTAAGCCACGGCAACCTCAACCTGCAACTGCGTCAGGCGGTCGTTTCTGCGTGTCGTGAATTGATAAGTATTAGCGTTGACGATAGCCTCGACCAACTGCCCATCCAGTTCAAGCCATACCTGCCCGGAGCGAATCATCTCAATCAACCAAGCGGATTCGGCATCGGTCAGCCAGTCGGAGTTGAGTGCGTAAACGTAGTCGAACTCACCTGCCCAAACTTTGTCGTAGGTGGTGGTCGCATAAACGTCCGAGTTGTATCCGAACGTCTGCCGGGTAATGTTGGCCCTCTTGCGGTTCTTAAGCGTAAAGGTGTAGGAGTCAATGCCTCCGTACTTGTTTTGGAAGTGAACCGGGATGGAGTTGAATCGCTGGCATTGCCCGATGACATAGCGTTGACGAATCGTGATGTTTGCCCCCCTTGAGAAGTAAACGTCGTAGAAGTCCCCGGCATTGCCTTGGAATAGGTAATCTCCGGGATTCCCGTCCAAGCATTGTCCCGACGTGAGGGCTTTGAGGTTCATTGGCCCGACCCCGAAGCGGATGACATTCGACCCCGATACACTCGACGCTAACACATCGAACTGCCTTGCAAAGGTCGCTCCTGTTGCACTCCAGTATTGGATGTAAGCCTTCTCGACTGCGTAGTTAAACTGCCCGATGGAAAGCCATCCGTAGCCGTCCGCATAGACCGTGCGAGTCGTCGGGGTTGTTAGCATTCGATTCGTGCCGTTGACGATAGCACCACTTGGGAAGTAAATCCCTCCACTCCAAGTCGCAAGTTCTAACTGCTCCAAGTTTCCTGCAAAGGAAACATTCCCCGACAACGTGGTAACGGTTCCTGTCTGCACGACTGGCGTGTTTCCGTATTCCTCCATGAAGTCGAGCCTGTATCCCGAATAATACCCGGCATGGTCAACGAAGCCCGTTTGGGTCAGCGATGGCTTGGTCGGTGCGATCAGCGTTTCTACCACCTTGGCCACATCGAAGAACCCGAAGTTGGTGGTGGGCAGTTTGTCGCACTTGAGCCGTGCAAGGGTGGTCCCTGCTGGGTTCTTGACATCGCAGACGTACCTGTAATTGGGTTGAGCAATCAGCGAACCGCTGACCTTGAAGAGCATCTTGTTGTAAACGGGTGTAGCCACTTGGGGCGACCCGGAAAGGACGGTTACTGCCATTTTATAGTTTGGTTGCTACGCTTATGGATTTGCCAAGGGTTTCAGCGACATTCTCGGTCAGGACCTGAATCATTTCGGGGGATAGGGCGTT